AGACAAGAAGAAAGCTGGCAGACCCAAGGGTATCTATGGCTTAAAGCGTCAGATACAGGAGTACGCAAGGAATCCTGACCTTGCCTTGCCCAAGACTGACAGCCAGAGAATCAAGGACTTGAAGGATATGCTTATCAAGTCTAGCGGTAAGGATGTTGTCGAGAAGATGATTTCCATTGCGCTAAACGACAACCACCCTGCACAAATGGCGGCTATCAAGATGTGCGTGGACAGGACACTGCCTGTCTCTATGTTTGAGAAGGATAAGAGCCAGAGGAGTGCAATCCACATCAATATCACTGGCATAGGCGCACCTACGGCTACAACAACGACAATTGAGCCAGATGACATTCAGGACATAGAGGCTAAGAATGGCTGATCTGAACTTTGCGCTATTGCCTTGGCAACAGGATGTCTATGCCGACAAGACGAGGTTCAAGGTTGTGGTGGCGGGTCGAAGGTGCGGTAAGTCTAGGTTAGCGGTCACTACGCTACTGATTGAGGGGTTAAGCTGTCCCGCTGGTTCTGCGGTGCTTTATGTTGCCCCTACTCAGGGTCAGGCAAGACAAATTATCTGGGATGTTTTGCTAGACATTGGGCGAGAGATCATCACCAGTAGCCATGTGAACAACATGGAAGTCACGCTCATCAATGGCGCAAAGATATATGTAAGGGGTTCAGACAGACCCGACACCTTGCGGGGTGTGTCTTTGACTTATGCTGTACTGGATGAGGTTGCTGACATTAAGCCTGAGACTTGGGAACAGGTAATCCGAGCATCTTTGTCGGACAAGCGTGGTAGAGCGATGTTTATTGGGACACCCAAGGGGAGGAATTGGTTTTATGACCTATACAACTTGGGTCAAGAAGGCGAAGACCCTGATTGGAAAAGTTGGCATTTCACCACCAAAGACAACCCGCTGATTGACCCTAGCGAAATCGAAAGCGCAAAGAAGACCCTATCTAGCTTTGCTTTCAAGCAAGAGTATATGGCATCCTTTGACAATGCGGGGAGTGATGTCTTCAAGGAAGAGTGGCTGAAGTATGGGGAAATCCCTGAGATTGGGAGTTATTTCATAGCGGTGGACTTGGCGGGGTTTGAGGAGGTGGCAAAGCAAGCCGCCAACTCCAAGAAGCGTCTAGACCAGAGTGCCATTGCGGTGGTGAAGGTGACTGATGATGGCAAGTGGTATGTGGAGAAGATTGAGTATGGTCGGTGGGACATCCGCACGACTGCCGCCAACATCTTGCTGGCGATCAGGGACTACAAGCCTTTATCCATTGGGATTGAGCGTGGGGCATTAAAAAATGCGGTACTTCCCTATTTGTCTGATTTAATGCGAAAATCCAATGTGTATGCACATATTGTGGATTTGACGCATGGGAACAGGAAGAAGAGTGACCGCATAATATGGGCATTGCAAGGAAGGTTTGAGCATGGCAGAATCGTGCTTAACAAGGATGAGGATTGGTCGGAGTTCGTTGACCAATTGCTGATGTACCCATCCCAAGGGGTGCATGACGATCTTCCTGATGCGTTAAGTTATATAGATCAGTTATCTATAACCTCATACTTTGAGGCAGATGATGAAGACGAGTGGCAACCAATCGACATCATTAGCGGTATATGAGGGCATTAAATGGCAACAGATAAAGAAGTCAAACTAGAACAGAATGAATTTTATGAGCCGACTGAGGCTGATAAAGAACTGACAGCATTTGTTGTTGACCATTGCACTAAGTGGCGTGACTACCGAGATGTCAACTTCCTCCCTGATTGGTTAGAGTATGAACGCATCTTCCGTGGTCAATGGGCTGTAGAAGACAAGACTCGTGAGTCAGAGCGTAGCCGTATTGTTACCCCTGCCACTCAACAAGCAGTTGAGACTCGTCACACTGAGATCATGGAAGCTATCTTTGGTCAAGGCGAGTTCTTTGACATTGAAGACAATATCCAAGATGTGAACGGCAACCCCATTGATGTTGAGATGATTAAGAATCAACTCATGGAAGATTTCAAGAAGGATAAGATTCGCAAGTCCATTGACCAGATTGAATTGATGGCTGAAATCTATGGAACAGGCATTGGCGAGATTATTGTCAAGACTGAGAAAGAGTTCATCCCTGCCACTCAGCCCATTCCCAATATGCAAGGTCAGGCGGCAATTGGCGTGATTGAAAGAGACAGGATTGGCGTGAAGATCATGCCCGTCAACCCAAAGAACTTCCTCTTTGACCCCAATGGAACATCCATTGATGACTGCATGGGTGTGGCTATTGAGAAGTATGTCTCAATCCACAAAATAGTTGCTGGCATTGAGAAGGGAATCTACCGCAAAGTAGACATCACCCCTACCTATGAAGACACTGACCTTGAGCCTACCCAAGAGGTGAGCCAGTATCAGGATGAAAAGGTACTGTTGCTGACCTATTACGGGTTAGTCCCTCGTGAGTACCTTAATAACATGAAGGAAAACAAGGAAATCGTAGAGTTATTTCCTGAAAACTCAGCCGCTGAAGACTATACCGACATGGTTGAAGCCATTGTTGTGATTGCCAACGATGGTTTGTTGCTCAAGGCTGAAGAAAACCCTTACATGATGAAAGATCGTCCTGTTCTCAGCTATCAGGATGACACAGTTCCTAATCGTTTGTTGGGTCGTGGCACAGTGGAGAAGGCATTCAATATGCAAAAAGCCATTGATGCACAGACTCGTGCTCACATGGATTCACTGGCATTGACCACTGCTCCAATGGTTGCAATGGATGCCACTCGTTTGCCTCGTGGAATGAAGTTTGAGGTCAAGGCTGGTAAGGCTATTTTGACCAATGGCAACCCAAACGAGATTTTGTATCCATTTAAGTTTGGTCAGACTGACCCCAACAACCTTGCAACCGCACAATCTTTCGAGAGAATGCTGTTACAAGCCACTGGTACTCTAGATTCACAGGGAATGGTGACTCAGGCGGCTCGTGATGGTGGTGGTGGCGGTATGTCTATGGCTGTTGCTTCCATCATCAAGAAATACAAGCGTACTTTGGTCAATTTCCAAGAAGATTTCTTGATTCCATTCATCAAAAAAGCGGCTTTCAGGTTCATGCAGTTTGACCCAGAGCGTTATCCCTCTGTAGACATGAACTTCATCCCCACTGCCACCCTTGGCATCATTGCTCGTGAGTACGAACAACAGCAATTCATTGGTTTGTTGCAGACTTTGGGTGCTGAAACCCCTGTTTTGCCGATTATCCTCAAGGGAATCGTTGCAAACTCCAGTTTGAGTAACAGAATGGAGTTGATTGCTAAATTGGATGAGATGATGCAACCAAATCCTGAACAACAGCAGATGCAACAGGCTCAACAGCAGTTGGCTATCCAAGCGGCACAGGCTCAAATTGCTGTAAACACTACAGCGGCAGAGCAAAACAGGGCTGAAGCACAGAAATTGATGGTTGAAACACAATTAATGCCACAAGAAATGCAAGCCAAGAGCATGGCGGCAACTACCAAAAATCTGCCAAATCAGGATGATTTAGCCTCTAAAGAGTTTGATAAGAGGGTCAAAATTGCCGAATTGATGCTGAAAGAATCTGACATTAAGAACAAGGCAAAGATTGTTGAGTTACAGATGGCAGACAAACAGAATCAAAGTATAAAAGACAATGAGTTTTTGAAAAGCGTTATTGGTGATTGATGGACTTTAAAAAAATCATCTTGTCAGATGCGTCAGCAGAGGCGAAAGTTTCTGCTATTGCACTTTTGCTTGACAAAGAATTTCCTAAATTGACTGATAAGGTTGAGACTGTCAAGAAGCTCAAGGGTGAGCAAGGAGATCGTGGTCTTCAAGGCGATAAAGGTGATGCTGGCAAAAGCGGTAAAGATGGCAAAGATGGTCGTGATGGCAAGGATGGTACTTCTGGCAAGAATGGTCAGGATGGAACTGATGGTATTTCGGTCGTAGATGCCAAGATTGACTTTGACGATACGCTGGTCTTTAAGTTGTCTGATGGCAAAGAGATCAATGTTGGTGAGGTTAAGGGTGAAAAAGGCGAAAAGGGTGAAAGAGGTGGTGCTGGTCTAAGTGGCGCAATCTTTCAGAACTATGGCGCATTTTCTGACTACCAAAACCAGACTACTACAGCCAATACTGCAACTGCCTTGCTAGTTAGACAGACTGACTACAGTAAAAATGTGACTGTAGTTGGCAATAGTAGGATTACTTTTACAGAAATTGGTAAGTACAACATCCAATGGTCTGCTCAGTTTGATAATTCAGACAATCAAGAACATGATGTTAGCGTTTGGCTGAAATACAACGGGGTTAATGTTGCGGGTAGCACTGGCTTAGTGGCAGTTGTTGCCTCTCACGGGGGAATTTCTGGTCACGCTATTCCCTCTTGGAACTTCATTGTGGATGTTGCTAACAATGGGGATTATTATGAGTTTTATTGGTCTTCCCCATCTGTCAATGTGACCATTAAAACTTTTCCAACCCAGACAAATCCAGTTAGACCATCTACGGCATCAGTCGTGATAACTGCTCAACACATAGGATTTTGATGACTCCTGAACTACAAAAGTATTACGAAGACCGATTTTCCATGATGGGAATGGATGGTTGGAAAGATTTAACTATTGATATTGACAATATGATAGAGTCACTAAATAATATAAGCGTAATTCCTGATGAAAAGACTTTGCAGTTCCGCAAAGGTGAACTTTCCATCTTGACTTGGCTGAAAACCTTGAAAGAGGTCAGTGAACGAGCCTACGAGGAATTGAATGAAAAGAATGTATGAATTTGTCTGCGAAAGTGGACACAGAATTGAGAG